TCAAAGTCCTTTTTTGAGGGCGGTGATGGCGATGTCGAGGATTCGGCGTTCGGCACCGGGTTGGAGTTGGTTGTTGCCGTTGATGGGGAGATAGGGGCGTGCTGGAAGGTTGGTTTTGTGCCCTCGCCCTGCTCGTCCGCCGAGGTGGTGGATGGCGGCGTATTTTTTGTTGCTGCCGATTCGGGCATAGTTGCTGCCAACCTGTGTAGTCAGGCTGGCGGCAAGTTGCCCGCTTTTTTGCAGAGTCTTGCCTCCCTCATCTGCGGCACGCCGGCTTCGTTTCCACCGCTGCTCGCCCCAGCTTTCGGATTCGAAGTTTTCTTCGGTCATAGATAGCAACTCAGTTGCAATACCACGCATCATGGGTCGGGTGTTTGTGGCGTTTTTAAGGAGCGTACTCAGACCGTGTTCGAGTTTGGCAGCATCGAGTTTGATTTCCAGCATAATCAGCCTTTTAACAGTTTAAGCACCCAAGTCAGCGAAGCGGTGGACAGAGCGTTTTTGAATCTGTCGTTGCCCATCATCGTTTTCAGGGCAATGCGGGCGATGTCCGGATGGGTTGCCTGCGCCTTATCCACTGCGATTTTCGCCATACGGGACAGCATAGACTTGCCTTGGTTGGCGTTGAAGCCCGCATTGGGGGCGATAAATTTGTTGTTGATGCGAATGCCGGTGCGTTGTGCGTAACGCTCCTCACCGGTATAGGGATTTGCGCCTATATCGACGGTGATGGACTCAAGATTCGGTCGGGGCAGGACACGGTTTTCTCCCATACTGTGGGACAGCGGTTTGACACGGCAGCGACAGCGGTAGTCCAAAGGAGGGTACAAAGTATTCCACACGGGGTCGTCTGCGGCATAGACGCGACCGTGCATCATACGGTGGGTATCACGAGTGCGGCTGTCGTTAATGGCGACGTACTGCCAATAAGGGTGCGTGTCGATGGAGTCCATCATTTCGGCGTAGCGGCCCGCCATGTAGGCCGACTGCATATTGGTCAGATAGATAGTTTTCAGGCGGTGGGGACTACCGAGCTGTACGCTTTGGGTTTCTCCTTCGGGATTTTGAACTTCCTGCCTGCCCCACCAGCCTTTGCGCTGTAGAACGGGGGCGAGTTCTCGGCTGAACTCTTCCAGCGTCCGGCCTTGTTCGGCGGCATCGACGACGGCGGAATAGATATCGGAGAGCACATCCATTTTGGCGGTTTTGGCCACTGTAAAGGCAGTGGCGTGCGCGTCGTCCAACATATCCTGCCAGTCCCAAGATACGGCAATGCCTTTTTGCTTGAGATAGGCGACGGCGGCTTCGGGTTTCATGCCGAAGACGGCTTTAATATCTTCGGGGTTCATGATTTAAGCTCCTGTGCTACTTCAATCCTGCCGACCAAGTCGGAAAGGAAAATCAGGCGCGCCAATTCGTTTTGCAAGGCGGTATCGTCCATATTCGGATAGGCGGCAGACAGACGATCGAGCAGGTTTTCGGCGGTTTCTCCACGACTTAATTCGGCCACTAGGACGGCAGTCAGCAGGTCGCCTTGTGTATTCAGATGGTCTGAGTTAGGGACGAGTCCGTCGATGACCAAACCTGCATCCATCAAATCGCCCTCGGTAAAGTCGGCAGCTTTTGCCTCCGGGCTTGCTTGAACACCCTCAAGCAAATCTCCATCTTCCAAACCGTATGTGCGCTGCCAGTATTGCTTGGTGAACTTGGCACCGGCATCCACCATCATCTTATCCCGTTCGGCACGCTCTCTGGTGCCGCTTTCCTCATTTTCGAACAGCACGAATTTCGGACGGGCAACGTCTCCGAAATTTATCTCTATTACCCACTCTATCAACTGATTGAACGTTGTCTCCACGATTCGTTTGTCGCTGTCGCGGATGTCGTCCGTTACCTCCAAACCGGCGGTCGCGCTGGCGTGGGTACTGTCTTTTTCGGTGGTTTGGTCTTGTCCGAGCAGCGCAATGCTGATTTCAGAGCGGCAATAACGGATGAGCTTGTCGTAGGCATCAATAGATGAGGACTTGCCGCTTGCCTCGTGGATTTCAACGCTGGAATCATTGGGAATGGTGCCGACGCTGTTGCCGATCAGGGCTTCGAGTGCGTCCAGCAGTTTGTCGGTATCCTGCGGGGTATTGGAACGCGGTTCTTTACCAATCAGCCAAGGTGCACCGTATTTTTCGGTGAACTGCATCCAGAATTTAAGGCCGCCGCGCTTGAAGGTGACCAGCCAAAAAACCAAGCCCAAATCGCCCAAACCGTAGGGGTTTAGATAATCTGCCTCATGTGTCGGGCAAAGAAACTTATAAGGCGGAGGAACGGTATCGGTCAGCCCATTTTGGATGTAACGCAGCTCGCCTTCGTCGTTGAAGGCGAACCACTCTTGCGGCTTGGCGATGATTTTGTCAGGCAGCCATGCAGAATCGGTACGCCAAATCAGTTCGATGGGCTGGTAGCCGTAAAAAACGGCGTTTAAAACGTCTTTAATCAGGCGGTAAACATCGGTTTCAGCCAGCCAGCTATCGACAAAATCCCGAACATTTTTAGGGGTGTCGTCGCCCTCAAGCCGCCATTCGAGGCGGGCGACAGCTGCTTTTCGGCGGCGCACCAGCGAGCCGACCAAGGGGTCACGCATCAGCTCGCGGTAAATGGAGATTTGCCTGCCCATTTTGCGCAAAACAGGGTCGGGATTAGGTAGCCAGCCGTTGAAACCGCTGAAAAACGGGCGGGAAACGGCGAGATGTGCAGATAAATCCTGCGGCTTGAAGGTCATGATGCCTTGGCTGGTTTTGAGTTTGAGGTGGGGTTTGGGCATGATATGTACTCTTTAAATACCTTAATAACCTTCGGTTAACGCGCTTTTTCGGCGGATTCGGCGGCTGGCTACGCGTATCGGTCCGGTATTCAGCTCGCGGCTGGCGTAATGGGCAAGGACAAAGGCAATCGCCGCATCGCCGTGGCGTTTTTTGCCGTCTTGACCTTTGGTGCGTACATCGGGGATGCGCGGCACACCTCTGACCAGCTCGAAGGCGCGCAGGTCGGTCAGGATGTCTTCGTCTTTGGGAATGCCGTCCAGTGTGCCGTCTTCGAGGGCGGCTTTGAACGGCGCGGTATGGGTGCGGTACCAGTTTTCCGAGAGCATGACCGACTCGCATACCTCCACGCCAAATTCGTCGCGCATGGCTTCGGCGATTGACTGGCCGTTGCCGCGCGCATCCAATGCCACACCGCGCAGATTGGGTAAGCCGTGCAACAGCTGTTTCATGATTTGCTCTTGTTGAGCAAACGGCATATTGCCCAACTCCAACACGAACGGCGGCTTAAGGCTTAAATTAGTCTGCTGCAATAAAGGGACGATGACGGTACGGTCGCCTGAGCGGGCGAAGTCTTCGCCGACGAAGGAAACGCGGGTTTTGTCCAAACCGTCGAGCAGCGGTTGCAGGGTGTCGGCTATCCAGTCAGCGACTTCAGCGGCGCGGCGCGGTTCGGGCAAGAGGCCGAAATCGTCGGTCTGGTCGTAGCGGATAACCGGCGTGTATGGGCTCATACGGCTTTCGATTAAGGCGCGGTTGAGCCATTTGCCGCCGCCGTTTTTGGGTATGCAGTCCAACTCTTCGGATGCGTCGTCTCCGTAGAAATCACGAATCTCTTTACACCACGCGGCTTCGCCGTCTGCCGTCCACTCCTTGCCCAAACGCAGACAGATGCGGCGGTAGAGGCCGTCTGAAACGGCCTCGTCGAAAGTAATGCGGTGGATGGAATAAGGTTTTTTGCCCGCACGAATGTCGGTAATCAGCTCGTTGAAGGGGTTATCCACGCCGTCATGGGTAGAGATGATGTGTACCTGCCCGCCCCACATCAGCAATGCCATTGCCGCTTTGAGCAGCTCGCCGAGCTGCTCGTGGAACGCCGCCTCGTCGATGATGACGCGCCCCTGCTTACCGCGAAGGTTTGAGGGGCGGCTGGATAAGGCAGTAACGCGCCAGCCTGACGCGAAACGGATGACGAAGGCGAGGACGGATTTTTTGTCGTCCCCCTCGACGAACACCTCTTCGGTCTCTTCAATTTCGCCTGCCGCCAAACCGTAGAACTTGGCCCAGTTGGCACAATCGCGGATAAACTCCAAAGCCATATCTTTGTTGTAGCCTATGTACCATGCGTCCATGCCGCCCGATGAGGCGGCAAGTAAGGCGGTGTCGGCAGCCTCGCCCCAGCTCAGACCGATACGGCGCGATTTCTCGCAGAGTTTGACAGGCGAGGTGTCGGCGCACCAACGCTGCTGATAAGGAAGCAATGCCGATGGCGTGCGGTCTTCGGTTTTGGGCAAGGTCATGATGCGATACCTAAAATCTGTTTGCGGATGGCTTCGGCAGCCGCGTCGGACAGCCCGCCTTTTTTTGCCTGCTTGGCAACGTTTTCGGCGGCAGCTTCGACTTTGGCTTTAACTTTTGCCTGATATTCTTTCAGGCGCGTTCCAGCGGTAATCAGCCCGCTGATTTTCTTCGCGCCCTCGCTCATGATGCCGAAGCGGTCGAGCGCGTTCAGTTCTTCAGACGGCATTTCGCCGATTTGCACCAATGCCTCAAATAATTCGGTCTGTAACATCGCCATCAGGGCTTCGGAGCGGGTATCGCCTTCATCGGCTGCGCCTTCGGCAATCAGGCGTGCCGCTTCAGTGCTGTTTTTGATGGCGGCAAATCGACGCTGGACTTTCTGCCCGTAGCGGTGGGCGGCAGAACGGCTGATTTCATAGCCCTGCTGCTGCAACCATTCCGCCAGTGCCTGATAGTCGGCGAAACCGTTTTCGACGAGTTTGCGCTCAAATTCGTGTCGGACGGCTTCTGGTAATTGGTCTATCGTGCTGCGCTTGGCCATATCAGCTCCACACTTTTTCGGGACGGGCGATACCGGCGCGGCATTCGACCGTGTATTCAGCAATATCGACACCCAAACTGGTCAGGTCGGCAAACCACAAGCCGTGCGGTGCTTTATTCAGCTCGACCATTTTGCGGTCGGCAAGGTAGTCGAGCTGCTGGCGCAGTTCGGTGGCGGTGGTCTGCGGGTAAATTGCGTTCATAATATCCAGCAGGAAGGTTTCGCTGGTGGTGTGCGGGCGGGCTTTATTAAGGGTGTTAATAATGTTCCAACGCATCCCCTCGCGGCGTTGTTTGGCGATCAGTTCCTGGCTAATCATTTCTTTACGCTTTCCATTTTGTAGATTTCAGTGAGTTTTTCTGCGACGTTGTCGAGTTTGGCTTCGAGGACGACTTGATTGCGGATGTAGTCTTCGCGCAGGACGTATGTCAGCGGCAGACCGGCATTGAATTCCGCCAGTTTGTTTTCCATGATTTCGACTTTGCCTTGTAGGCGTTCCTGCTGTTTTTGGCGTTCGTCCTGCTGCTCGCGGAATTGCGCCAGCAGCATTTTGCCGAAGGTAAAACAAATGCCGAGGAAGGAGAGTAAAAAGCCGACAAGCTGCCAAAATTCGATGTGGATAAAGGTTTTTTCCATTGTTCACCTCTGAAATCCGTGTTCAAAATATTCTTGGCAGACAACACAGTGCGTACAGCCTTGGACGGCTTTTTGCCTAGCTTCGGGTATCGGGCTGCCGCAATCTTCACAGTGACTTAGGCTGGCGGTGGTTTCAGAGTGCGAAGCCTGCCCGTGGTACGGCGGTTGATGCTTTGCCAGGGATTCTGCAAGAAAGATGGCTTCGCGTTCGGATGCGCGGTCGGCAAAATCAGTCATTTTTCAGACGGCCTTTCTCGTACCATGTCTGCCAGCCGGAAATTTGTTTTTCCAGTTTTTGGCAGTATTCGCCATAGCGGACGGCGTGATTTAAAAGTTGTTCGGGAGAGCCGCCACTCAGACGCTCGGGGCGTTCGTGAACGAGCAGCAGCTCGGAAGAGACCGGGGGGATTTCCGCGACGTTAACGGTTTTAATCGTGGCCGAGGGCACGGTTGTAGAGTTGCACGCTGTTAGTGCCAAGGCCGTTAAAACGGTTGCCGTCTTTTTGTACAGTTTCATCAATCTGCTTCTCCAATTGAGCCGCTTGGCGGCCGATTTGCTGATAGGCGGTTGCCAAATCGCGGCTTTGTGCTTGTGCGAAATCAAACCAAAGCTGTTTTTCTTCATTAGCCGCTTTGAGCTTTTCAGTATAAAGCTGCTCGGCGGCCAAGGCTGAAGCCTGATAAGTAGCAATGACTTCGGCTTTTTCAGCTTCCGCCTTCTTTGCCGAGGATTTATAGCCGCAGAAATAAATCGTTGGTACTGCACCTGCTATCAGCAAAATCAGAATCAGGGTCTGCCAAATAGGGTTAAGCGTTTTCCACATCGTCTTTACCTTTATTGATTCCAACAACCTGCGGAATCGCCGCGATGCCGCGTTTGATTAATGCATACCCGCCGACCAATGCGCCATAAGCCCACCAGAGCCATTCCGGCGCATCTGCTGTTTGAGAAAACTTATAGGTCATAGAAGCGGCTGCCACGTTTGCCCATAGTTTGGTATGGCTGATCTTCCCTGTGGCCGGATTAGAGACCAAGCCGCCCAGCCATCGGAAAAAGGCGGTTATTTGCAACGCTTTTTTTTGGCTGCGCGTTTCGCGGCGGCTACCCCGCTCTTGCGGTGGGCTTGCGTCCAACATCCCTGAGTCGGCATGGCGTAGCGAATGCCTAGGTCGCTGTGGCTGAAATCGGGCTGCATGGCTGCGATCATTAGGGCGATGAGTGACTTTTTTGACATGGTTTGTCTCCCTTTAATCAGTGTTATCTGCAGACGCGTGAATCAGGTTTTGTGCCACACGACGTACCCAGCCCTTGCCGAAAGAAGTGAACGTACCGAGCTTGGTATAAAAGACCAGACGCTCGGCGTTGAACCGCAATAAAAGGTCGTTTTCGGGAAGGGAATTGATGGCTTTGAGGCTGATTTCGCCAATGATTCCGTCGTCCGGTACGCCTGCGGCGCGTTGGAGCATACGGGCGGCATTGCCGTAACCGTGGTTGACGCAGGCATCGAAGAATTGGAAAGCGACCGCTTCAGGCATTTTGTCGGCGTGGTAACGCTCCCAAAACGCTTTACGGTAAATGCCGATTGCCTGTTCGCGGGTCATGGCACGCATGGAGCCGGTAAAGCCGTTTGCCTGTGCGGTGCGCTTAGTGATGCCCCAATTGGTTTCGCCGCCGGGGTCTTGAGGGTGATTGACGTAACCGCCCTCGTGGGAGAGGACGCGGTTGATGAATTGGTTGAATTTATCTGACATGGAAAAATCCCTGTATTGAGTTGGAAATCAATACAGGGATTGTAGGAAAGGCCGTCTGACTAAGCCTTTAATGCGGGTTAAAACTTAATCAGTAGAGAGAGATGTGAGGATGATTTTTTTAGGCTTACGAGAGCCATTTTGCTTTAAGTCAAACTCAACTGTTACATTTGCACGGATAGTAGCATTGTTAGCCAGCCTATTCAAATCAATATCTTCAGGCAGTTCTAATCGAACACGTGATGGAACAATTTGGTCTATGACTGCATACCACCCTGAATTTTTATCACGGTCAGTAGCACGAATTTGCACATCAATATCGGTGTAATCTTCAGTCAATGGCGTATCACGTAAGTCCACATCTTTAGGCAAAGTTGCTACAGTTTGTTGTGCAACAGGTTCAATCCGAACATCATCTGTCCCAAGGGTAATACTGCCATTATTTTTACTTGCTGGAGCATATACTTTTGCCACATTTTCTGCAGTTTTTTGCTTGCTGCTTCCTGTTACTTCTTTTACCACTGAAACCAAATGTTCACCATCCAGTGCGACAGAACTATCAGCATTAATGACGGTAACGATGTTGTTGGTTATTGCCTGCTTCTCTTGTGGCGGGTTTTTAAACAAGAGATAACCAGCACCTACCCCTAAAAGTGTAGTCATTGCAAACATAATGATTTTGGACATATTAATACTTCCGTCCTGATTTTCTGTTCCTAGAAATTTTCGTATTTTAAGACAAAATTCATTATAAGCATCTTCATCTTTGAAAAATAAATTGAAAATCAGTTTTTCAAGGAAAGATCCTCTTTCAATTTCAGATACAGCTACTTTGATTTTTTGGATTTTGACATCAAACAGCTGATTCAAAATTGCCGGAAGATAACTACTTGTCAGTGTTTCATAAGCTTTTAGAGAACTAATCAAGTCAGCAACTAAAATAGGCTCATCAAAGGTATAACGAAACTCGTGTGATACAGCAAAAACGGAGTATTCCTTTCCATCTACAATAGAAATACTTTTCTCAATCATCATTTCCCTTTCTATTTTTTCTACTTAATAGATTTACTCAGCTTTTGCCGTCAAAACCACGCTCGGTAAATTGGTAACAGTGACTTTATAAGCAATCCCACCACGCGCCCATTCTCGGGTTGGCTCTTTTTGAGCATTATGGCTGTCAATCGCCATTTTGATTTGGTCACCGGTATCACGCAGCAATGTGCGGTCTTCCGGGGCGGTTGCCGCAATCAGGGCAGCGGCGGCTTTGAACAGTTTTTCCGCTTTTTGAGGCATTGCATCTGTATTCCAGACTACTCGGACGGCAGTAATTTTGTCGGCTTTATCGGTATCAACGGTTAATGTGAGGCCGTCTGAAAAGTCATGCAGCAGATTCTTCCCTTCTGCATTGTCGGTAGGGACAACATGTTCGGGAAGGGTCAGACCGGTTTTTTGGTCGTTCAGCCCTTTATTGGCTGCTGATTGATAGTCAGTATAGCTTACCGGCATGGTTTTTAATTCGGATTGTGCTTGCTCTTGGGGTTGGGCAGATGCCGGTTGTTCTTCAGCTTGGCTGCCACACGCAGATAAAGCACAGGTAGCGGCAATTAATAAAGCGAGTATTTTCATTCTATTTCCCTTTTTGATTGTGTCTAGTTCAAGTCTTTTGATACCTGCACTACCTGCCCGATGATTTGAATATCGGGGTGTTCCGCCAGTGTCAAGGGCATGGGCGGATAGGTTGAATTGTCGGAAATCAAGAGTAGGCTGCCGTCGATTTGGCGTTGGATGCGCTTGACCCATAACACATCGCTGCTGCGGATGACGTAGATGTTGCCATCGCGGGGATTTGTTTTTGAGGTATCGACCAAAAGCGTATCTTTACTACTGATGGTCGGCTCCATACTGTCACCTTTGGCAGTAACGATATTGAGGTCTTGCTCGTGCAGTCCACGGTGAAGCAGCCAATCTTTTCTAAATGCCAAATGGTTCGCAGGGACAGTAACGCCGTAGGCAGTCGATCCATGACCTGCGGAGACTTCGATATCAAACATGGGGATATAGGCGTAGTCGTCTGACAATGCCGTCAAACTAGAAATATTCCTTTTGCTGTTCTTTTTTCCAGAAATCAGCCAGTTTGCATCAACATCAAATTTGCTCAATATTTTTTCCACCATATCAAATGGTGGACGCTGCTTTCCGCTTAAAACATCATTTACCCTAGATACTTTTTCATCTATCAAATCAGCAAATTCAGCGATAGTCAGCTCTTCTTTTGCAAGAAGTTCACGAATATTTCCAGTAAAAATCAAACTCATAGAATTAATCCTTAAAAATAAACTAGAAATAATCTTGATAGCTAGAAATATTCCTATTATACTTGCATCAAGTTTGATACAAGATTGTTTAAAGATTTAAACAATCATAATTCTAGCACGAGAACGAAATAGGAGATATTCCGTGAAAGCAGAAAAAATCAAAGAAGGTTTCCGAGAGCGCGGTGAAACGATTAAAGACTGGTGCGTTACGAGGGGATATGACCCTACCTATGTGTCCCGTATTTTAAACGGAACTGTTAAGGCAAACCGTGGGAAGGCACACCGTATCGCACAGGAACTCGGTCTAAAAGCGAAACAGGAAGTGGCGTAGGAGTAAATATGGCAGAAAGTAAAAGGGTACAACGGCTATTGAGGGTCTTTATCGCGCTTGACGAACATCCGATTATCGGTCTGAGCAATAAGGATTTATCGGTCGGACTGGGGCTGACGCCATCACAAGTCAGCAGGGATATTGATGATTTGGTTGCATCGGGATTGGTCATCAAGCTTGAAAACGGCAACTACGCCTACGGCATCAAAACCCTGCAAATCGCAGAGCGGTTCAGAAAACAGCAAGAGCGGCTGAATGCGCGCTTGCAAGAATTGGAAAACCGAATTTACTAAATGCGACGACGTCGTCGCATTTGAGGAGCAAAAGAAATGGCAACAGAAATTTTAGGACATACGGTCGGCGTAACGGCAAACGAATTGGCTATCCACAGTATGGAGGTTATGGACAAGTTTTCGGGCGGCGAGGCCTACAACGAGACGGTATGGATTGAGCGCGGACGATTTGCGGTACGCCAAACGATGGAAGGGATGTTTGAGCTGGGACGCGCGCTGATCATCATCAAGGAGCATACGCCGCATGGTCGTTTTGCCGAAATCGCTGAAAAAGAGTTCGGCCTCGGACGGAGGGAATCCCAAAGACTGATGAATGCCACCCTCCGTTTTATCGACCCGAAAATGAAACAAGCGCAGCCTAAGCTGATGACGTTGGGCAAATCCAAACTGCTCGAGCTGCTGGTCGAAGACGACGACACTTTGTTGGAGCTTGCCGAAGGCGGTGAGGTTAACGGCAACACTTTTGACGATGTCGACCGTATGACTATTAAGGAGCTGCGCGTCGCCCTGCGCGAAAGCCGTGAAACGGCGGAAGCGAAAGATAAGGTGATTGCCGATAAAAATAAAAAGGTCGATGAGCTGGCGGAAAAGCTGTCGAAAAAGCAGACGGGTGTCAAAGAGCCTAAACCTGCGGATGTGGGCATCGAGCTGACGATGCAGCTTGGCAGCTTGGAAGTCGGTATCCGCTCGCAAATCAGCCGATTGCGCGAGATGTTCGAGCAGATGGCGGCGCACGGCGAGGCGCATGGATTTGACCACCGCGCGAAGATGGTCGGCACGCTCAATCAAATTATTTTGGACTGCGAGCAACTGCGCGAAAGCTATGCCCTGCCGACTGAAGCACCGACAGACAATGTGCCGGAATGGTTGGGCGGTGAAACGGGAGAAGGCGATGAATCCGGCAATGATTGAGCGTCTTAAGGCAGTCGAGAATCAGGCGGAAGCAATGGGACGCGGCGCACGCTCTGCATATCTTAAGCAGCAGGCGCAGGAATTGGGCATCAGCCTTGCCACGCTATACCGCAAGCTGGAGGCGGTCAGCGTCAAGCCGACGCGCAAACGGCGCAGCGATGCGGGCAAAACGGAGCTGAAACGGGAAGAAGCCAAATTGATTTCAGCGGTTTTGGTGGAAGCGATGAGGCGCAACGGCAAGCGGTTGATGTCGGTGCGGCAGGCGGTGGAAATGCTGCGCGCCAACGGAAAAATCGAGGCGGCGCGGATTGATGGGGAAACCGGGGAAGTCATCCCCCTTTCTGAAAACACCATTACCCGGGCTTTACGGGAATACAAGCTACATCCCGACCAGCTTTTGCAGCCCGACCCCGTCAGCCGCATGAAATCGGAACACCCGAACCATTGTTGGCAAATCGACCCGAGTTTGTGCGTTTTGTATTACCTGCCGCGTCAGGGCAAGGATACGGGGCTGCGGGTGATGAAGGAAGAGGAGTTTTATAAAAACAAGCCGAAAAACGTCGTCAAAATCGAAAACGATCGCGTCTGGCGGTACACGGGGACAGACCATGCCTCCGGCACGATTTCGGTGCGTTATTACTTCGGCGGCGAAACCAGCGCGAACCTCTGTGATTTTTTCATCTACATGATGCAGGCGAAAAAAGATATTGGAAAAGACCCGTTTCGCGGCGTACCGCGCATGGTCATGCTTGACCCGGGCAGTGCGAATACTTCGGCGGCGTTTAAAAATTTGTGCAAGTCCTTGGATGTGCATGTGCAAATCAACAAGCCGGGCAATCCGCGTGCCAAAGGGCAAGTGGAAAAAGCCAACGATATTGTCGAAACGGCATTTGAGAGCGGATTGCGCTTTACCGAGGTACACGACATCGACCAGCTCAATGCTTTATCGGAACGCTGGATGCGTTACTACAACGGTACGCAAAAACACAGCCGCCACGGCATGACCCGCTATCAGGCGTGGAACAAAATCAAACCCGAGCAGCTCATCCTGCCGCCGCCTGCTGAATATTGCCGAGAGCTTGCCGTCAGCGCACCGAAAGAGGCGAAAGTCTCGGCGGATTTGGAAATCCGCTTCGGCGGACGGGTATATAGCGTAAAAGGCATCAAGGGGATTTTGGTCGGTCAGAAGGTTTTGGTCGGTAAGAATCCTTGGGAGGCAAACGGGGCGCGGGTCGCCACTTATGACACGGAGGGTAACGAGGTTTGGGTATCCGTACCCGAAGTAGTTTTTGACGAGATGGGCTTCAGGGCTGACGCCGCGGTCATCGGAGCGGAATACAAAGCCCCGGCCGATACAGACGCGCAGCAGCACCGCAAAGAGCTGGACAAGCTGGCGATGGGTGCAGAAACGCTAGAGGCGGCAGCCGCCAAACGCAAAGGCAAGGCAGTCCCATTCGGTGGCGAAATCGACCCGTACAAACATCAGGAAGATACGCTTGCCGCGCGAAATACGCTCTTTATGCCCAAACAGGGACAGCAGATGGCGTACAACCGGATGGAGGTCTCTGAGCAGGTATTGAGCAAGGTAGAAATCGCCAAACGCTTAAAACCCCGCGTCGAGGCAGACGGCGGCGACTGGAAACAGGCAGTGTCGGTCATCCTCAAACACTACTCGGAAGGTGTGACCGAGGGCAGGCTGGAAGAGGCGTTTGAACGTATCCGGACAAGATGCCGTCTGAAACTTTTGAAAACCGGTTAAAACGGTAAGCCTATATTTGAAAGGATAAAAATGGAAACGGTGAATATATCTAAAGATGAATATGAAAATTTAAAAAAGCTGGCTGAATCTGCACGTGCTTTAAACGACTTTTTCATGCCGAAAGTGAATTACGGCGCGAGTTTTTTAGATTCGGACGCACTGGGGGCACTGAGTGATTTCTCGGTAGAAATCAGAAAGGCAACCGAACGTGAAAACAGCCTTTAAACAAATCGGCAAATCCTATGCGGCGGCGGCAGCCGAAATCGGATGCAGCAAGCCGATGCTGGTGGCGGTGGTCAATCACGGGCAATGGCCGAAAAAAAACGCAGCCGAGCTGCGAAGGAAATTGAAACAATTTTTTGAAACGAATGGTGCGGAAATCCCGGCGTGCCTGAGAAACGAACCGGAAGCCGCACCTGCCCAAGCAACTTACGAAGACAAGGACAACGAGATGTTACTACGAAAAGCAACTTTAAACCAAGCGGCAAAACAACATTTTAGCTTATTCCGTGACCCGTTTAACGACGAAATCCAGTCTGCGGACGATGTGTATATGACGCCGGATGTGCGCTATGTGCGCGAGGCAATGTTTCAGACGGCCTGCCACGGCGGTTTTGTGGCGGTGGTCGGCGAAAGCGGCGCGGGTAAATCAACACTGCGAGAAGACCTGCAAGACCGTATTAACCGCGAAGGCCGACAAATCATCCTGATCGAGCCTTATGTCTTGGCGATGGAGGACAACGACCAAAAAGGCAAAACGCTTAAGGCGGTACATATTGCCGAGGCCATTTTGGAGGCAGTGTCGCCCGGGACCGGCCCGAAACGCAGCCCGGAAGCACGTTTCCGCCAAATCCACCGCGCTTTGTCGGAAAGTGCAAAAGCAGGCAACAAACACCTGCTCTTGATTGAAGAGGCGCACGGCCTGCCGTTGCCGACCCTGAAACACCTGAAACGCTTTTTCGAGCTGAAAAACGGGTTTGAACGCCTGCTCGGGATTGTCTTAATCGGTCAGACGGAATTGGCGCAAAAACTCAGTGAAAACAATCCTGCGGTGCGCGAGGTGGTGCAACGCTGCGAAGTGGTTACGCTTTTGCCGCTGACCGACGGCAAGCTCGAAGGCTATCTCAAGCACAAATTTGCCCGCGTCAATGCGGACATGGCGAAGATTTTAGATCAGAGCGCGATTGATGCGGTTGCCGAGCGTCTGACAGTCAAAAGCCGCACGAGCAAGGGATTGGAAACCAACAGCCTGCTCTATCCTCTGGCGGTCAACAACTTGGTGGCGGCGGCAATGAATCAGGCGGCGGAGCTTGGTTTTGAGATGGTTGACGGCGATGTAGTACGGGGAGTGTGAGATGAAAAGAAACGAAATCGCACCGGCTGTCATCATTGTATTGCTCTCCATCGTCATTATGGTACAGGCGGTGATGGCGGAACCCTGCCGGCAGCATCCGCCCGTGCAGATAAACGAATACGACAAGGGACAGTACCGATGAAAACCGTTTGTCCGATTTGGGTTTGAAAAATACAAGCCCTTGATACGGCTATATATTTTTACCCTTTAATTTTAATAACTGTTTGATTTATAAGGAAATACGAAATGCAAGTTTTAAAAAGGCACGCGCTGCCAGCGTGGTGCGGCGCGGCGTTTTGGCGGTGGGTTCCGGTGGGGCTGCTGACGGGCATCTGGTGGGTAGTGGCGGTGTTGGCACTGCATACCTGCGCGCCCGAGCCTGCGCTCAAAGCGGCGGAGCCGTCCAAGATGGAAGCCATGCAGAAGGAAGCAGATGCGGAGTCGGCACGGCTTGAAGGTATATATGAACGAATGAGCGATGAAGAACGGATGCGGGGGGTGGTGTATGAACCGTAACCCCCCCCGAAACGGATACGCAAACTAGCACTGAAACGCGCCATCGCCGAAATCCGCGCCAAATACGGCGCAAAAGCCATCACGAAAGGAGACGGAAAATGAACCAAAAAGCATTGACCAAGCTGAAAAAATGCAAGATTTGCGGACAGGACAAACCGGAGGCGGCGTTTGCCTGGCGTTTTGATGCGGCAAAACGCGTACGCGTGCGTTCCGAGGTGTGCGCCAAATGTTGGCAAAGTCAGGGCGGCAGGCACACCTTACCTCAATTTAAAAAGATGGACGAACCGTTTGCCAGATACGAATCGCAAACCAAACGCCGCGGCGAGTATCCCAAAGCACCTGAAATTTTAGATAACAAATACTGGACAGCGACGGATACGCGTCAAACAGATGCGGCATGGGCGCAACAGTTTTGGACGGAGCGAAGTCAATGAAAGTACGCTGCCCTACCTGCGGCGCGGTGATGAGCTTGGATGTATTAATCGCCCATGACGATGCCCGTGAAGCACTGATTGCCCTGACAGGCATTTCAGACGACCTTTTTAAGGCGGTATTGCGGTATCTGACGCTGTTTCGCCCCGCTGAAAAGGATTTAAGTTTTAACCGAGTTTCAAAGCTTGTCGGCGAGATTGCGCCGATGATACGGGAGGGCGAAATCGTGCGTAACCGAAAAACGTACCCGGCCCCGCGCGAGGCTTGGATTTGGGCGGCAATGCGATGCCTTGAGGCACGGGATGCGGGAAAACTGACACCGCCACTGACCAGCCACGGTTATTTGTTGGAAAACATTACGTTTTGGTCGCCTGAAAAGACGGCGGGAACGGCGGTTTTGCCCTCTCCCCAACCATCTCACACGAGAGAGGTGGCAAGCACCAAATTGAGGAGCGGGGTGGGCGGCTTGATGGAGTGGGCAAATGGAGGAAAACAATAGCTGGCTGAAAAAAGCAATCGCGCAGGGTTTCATGATGCTCGCCGCCCTGAACCTCAAAGGCCGCCCTGCCTCGGCGGATTTGACGGCAGTCGCCGAACTTTGGTTGGGCATACTAAGCAGCCGGTCGTGGCAGCCGGAACAGGATGAAATCAGGATACAGGCAGCCTTTAGGGATATCGCGGCATCCTCGTCAGAGTGGCCAAATCCTGCCGACCTTATCAAACACCTGCCTCCTCCCAAAATCAGGATGGTGCCGAGGCTGGAAAAGAAGCACCGTCCGACCGAATACGGCAAGGCGCAGGCCGCCAAACTCAAACAAACACTCAGCCTGCTGGAAAGCTCTCCTTGCATGAATAGGGATTGGATACACGGGCCACACCACCGGTCGGTGGATGAGTGTAAAAGGATTAATGCCGCAAGGCAGAAGAGGAATAAATAATCACAAATGAGTACGTTTTTTGACAATCAGGAATCCGACTTAATACACGAATTTTTGACGGAATACTGGGAAGAGTTTGAAAAATTCGCTGGCAATAACGGATTTGATGACGATTTATTGAAGCAAATATCAATGGAATTGGACGGACATAGGAAACATTATGAGTAACTTAGACATGAAACAATACAAACAGGATGCCAAAGGCAATCTCGTGCCGCTGGCCAATATCCGCGAAATTGACCTGCTGCGCGACGAGCTGGTGCAGGAAATCGCTGCCAAAGCCCGTGCGGTACAAGATAACTTAATCGCCTTCAAACGCGAGGCTATGGATGATATTGCGGCGTTTGTACAGTTAAGTGCCGACCGATACGACGTGAATGTCGGCGGTAAGAAAGGCAATATCAGCCTGCACAGCTTTGACGGCGCATACCGCGTCAACCTTGCCATGCAGGATACGTTGGTATTTGACGAAGGTTTGATTGCCGCCAAAGCCTTGATTGATGAATGTATCAACGAATGGACGGAAGGCAGCCGCACGGAATTGAAAACGCTGATTAACGCGGCCTTCCAGGTGGACAAAGAAGGCAACATCAGCACCGCCCGCGTACTCGGACTGCGCCGCCTGCAAATCACCGACGAAAAATGGCAACGGGCGATGGATGCGCTCTCCGACAGTTTGCAAGTGCATATCAGCAAGCCGTTTGTGCGGGTGTATCAGCGCGGCGAGGATGGGGAGTATCAGCTGATGAATTTGGATGTGGCGAAGGTGTGAACATGGCAAAAATCATTATTGAAATCGAAGACCTGCCCGAGGGCATCGACATTAATTTTAAGGGCGACCTTCCGGCGGCGGATGCAAAAGACAAAACAGGTGCGCAGCAAACGGCTGTGTTAATCAGCAAGATGATTCAGGCGGCGCAGCAAACGGCTGTGTTAATCAGCAAGATGATTCAGGCGGCGCAGATGATGGCATCGCCCATCCGTAAACATTAGGCCGTCTGAGACTGCAAATCCATAAACCGCGCGGCACGGTCTGCCGCATTTAAACCTAAACAGGAGTCAAAAAGTGAATAAATCTGAATTAGTACAAGCTGTTGTTGCCGAAACCAACCTGAGCCAGGCTCAAACGGCAAAAGTGGTGGATGCCGTCATCGGTGCAATCAAGCAGGAGCTGGCCAAAGGCGGCGAGGTCGCACTGGTCGGATTCGGTACGTTTTACGTTGTCCAATCCGCCGAGCGCAAAGGCCGTAACCCGAAGACCGGCGAGCCGTTGACGATTGCCGCTACCAAAACGCCTAAATTCCGTGCCGGAAAACCTTTGAAAGAAGCGGTAAACAGATAAGCAAACCATTCTTTAAAACAGGCCGTCTGAAATGTTTCAGGCGGCCTTTTTCTATCCGCTCCGTATGTTTGCCAAGTGGTTCAATTCAGGCTAGAATAATATTATTCATTGATTTTAATGAAAAAAGTGAAACAACGTTTCACTTTTTTGAGGTTCTTAGGGGCTGGAAATGGAAACCCGTACTCAGAAAAAACAGCGGTTGATACGGCTCATCCATGTAGCCAAAACCCAGTTGATGATGGACGACGGCGAATACCGCGCGCTGCTCGCTAATCTGTCATGCGGCAAGACGAGCAGTACCAAGTTATCGGTCGAGGAGCTGGAGCTTGCCGTGAGGGCGATGAAGATGCGGGGTTTTGTGGTTACCACAAAAGCGCAGGCGGCATCAGGCAAACCTGATTTGCCGGTGCATATGCCCAACCGCATGATAGAGGCGCAGGTCAAAAAGATACGCGCGCTTTGGTTGGAGCTGCACCGTTTGGGCGCGGTGCGAAGCCCGTCTGAATTGAGCCTGGCTCGATTTGTCAAACGCATGACGGGCATAGATTATCATGGATGGTTGGGGACTGATGACGCAATACGGGTCATCGAACATCTGAAGAAGTGGAAAGTGAGGGTGGAAAATGGCGGACAACAGAGTGCCTGAGCTGGTGGCGGACTTGGAAGACCAGGCGGTCGCCTGCTTGATGTCGGTATTGCCGATGGAGCGGCAGCAGGCGGTCGAGGTATCTAAAAAGCTGTCTCATCATCTGACCAGCAACTGGGGCGGGCAGTTGATTTATTTCCCAAAAAACCTTTTGGGCAGGGTATCGGAGCGGGATATGCAAATTTACAAGGAGTTTGACGGTAAGAATCATGCAGGCCTCGCCCGAAAATACGGTCTGACCGTACAGCACGTTTACCGCATCGTCAAGGAGGTTGGAATGGCAGAGCGGGCGAAAAAACAGGCAGATTTGTTTTCGTAAGTACACCGCATAATTAAAACATCGGTCAGGTTTAGCCCTGACCGATTTTATATTGCGTTTCTCTTTGCGGTCGGGGGTTTGCCCACCCTGAAACCGAAACGCGCTAAAAACGCAAATTTGGCGCATTTGTTTTTATTAGCCCCGATTAAAAGATTGTGGATGGATAAAGATTCATGATGATCCTGCTGCCGATATGGCAGTATGACCTCGAAAGGAATTTATATGTCTTTATCAACAGAAGAAAAACAACTGTATGCCGGTTTTATCCATAATGTGTACAATGGTGCCGTCCATGCCGATGCGGACGATATTACGCCTGAAGTTGCCGACATCTGCGACAAGCTTGCAACCGCCATTGCCCAATGTTCAAAAGGAATGGTTTGGCCTGAGGCTATGTTTCGTGCATTTTACGGGCAACCGTTCTCGTCTTTGAGGACCGTATTGAAAAAGTTTGCAAGGTCTTTAATCGAAAAATGGATTGAAACGATAGTAAAAGACAGGCGCTATCGTGTTTGTATAGCTGCCGCCGCATTGAATTGGCGGTCGGCTTTAGAGATGGAGCTTATGGGAATCTGATAGCTTATGCTGGAAAAAATCATCGACTTTCTGTTCTTTCTCGACCAACGCCTTCCCTTTGCCAAAAACAGATGGGCGGTATTATTGGGATCGTTGCCGTTTACGCTCCTGCTGCTGATTACCGACGGTAAAACCATCCGTATGCTGTTGTCGGAAACATCTTGGGGTATATGGGCCGTATGCTTTGTATTGGCAATGATGTGGTTTGACTGTAGAACAGACCGCCGCTTGAGGTTTTTACCGTATATCTGTATCGCTAAAATTGCTGTTTCATTCTTGTAAACGACAAACCGCCCGCCTCAGGGCGGTTTTTTACTGCCTCCGGCAAACATCTGCCGAAATAAGTTTTAAACCCGATTAAAAGCCGTTTCAGACGGCATTTGCCACAATAACCTCATCCATCTGATGAGGTTTTTTTATGTCCTATGAAATTTTCCGCGCAGGGACGCGCACCGATGCAAACGGCAATACGGTAACGATTACGCACGCCGACCTTGCCGCCGCCGCGCAAGCCTACGATCCGAAGGTGCATGAGGCTCCTATTGTGGTCGGCCACCCGAAGGCGGACGCGCCGGCTTACGGCTGGGTCAGTGGACTGAAAGCTGAGAACGGCGTACTGACGGCGGACTTTGACCAAGTCGATGAAGGCTTTGCGGATTTGGTTAAAGCCGGACGATATAAAAAAGTGTCGGCGAGTTTTTACCCGCCAACCAGCCCGAACAATCCGAAGCCGGGCGTGTGGACGCTGCGCCATGTCGGCTTTTTGGGTGCGCAACCGCCCGCAGTCAAGGGTTTGTCCCCCGTCAGTTTTGCCGAAGGCGAGGTTTATGTCGAGTTTGCCGAAGAACCTCAAGAAATCGGCTTGTTGCGCCGATTACTGAGCATGGCGGGTTTGAAACCTGCCGAATTTACCGAATCACCCACACCCCCGGAAAACCATGAAAACAAGGAGACCCCTATGTCGCTAGAACAAGAACTTGCAGCAGAAAAGGCCGCCCGCGAAGCTGCCGAGAAGAAGGCCACCGAATCGCAGGCGGAATTGAAAAAGCTGCAAGACGAGCAGCATACCGCCCTGCGCGATGGTGCGCATGAGCAGAATGCCGAATTTGCCGAAGGCTTGGTTAAAGAAGGCCGTCTGAAACCTGCCGACAAGGATTTGGTCGTCAAGGTTTTGGATTTTGCCGAATACCCTGACGACGTAACCGCCGACTTCGGCGAAGGCAGTAAGAAGCAGCCTTTGTCTGCCGCGCTGCGTGCGTTTTTTACCGCTGTCCTGCCTAAGCAGATTCAAGGCGGCGAGATGGCTAAAGGTGAAACGCCGTCGGGATTGGCGGCAGACTTTGCCGAAGCGTCGGACCCGGAAGCCTTGAGCCATCACCAACGTGCATTGGCATTGGCGGCGAAGGAAGGTATCCCTTACGAAGAGGCTGCCCGCCGTACTATTGCTTAATCATCAACCCGTCAAATGCGACGACGTCGTCGCATTTGACCTAAAAAAGGATAAAACATGAGTGCATCTCATTTGCGCGGTCTGCGCGGCCAGCTTGATCCGGTTTTGACCAATCTCGCACTGGGCTACAAGCAGGCAGATTTTATTGCCGAGAAAATCTTCCCGGTGGTGTTTACTGAAAAAGAAGGCGTGCGTGTGCCGGTGTTCGGCAAGGGTTCGTTTGTCGAGTATCAGACCGAACGTGCGGTCGGTGCGGCATCGAATGTGATTACGCTGGACTCGCCAAGCTTTATGCCGGTCGTGTTGGAAGAGCATGATTTGGCGGCAGGCGTGGATTACCGCGAACAAGCGGAATCGATGTACGACGAGCGCGCCAAGGCAACACGTCGCGCGGTCAAGGGCGTGCAGCTGCGTCAAGAAATCGAAACTGCCGCCCTCCTGCAAAACAAATCGGCTTATCAGTCAGGTTTCAGCAAAGATTTGGCCTCCACCCAAAAATGGAGCGATAAAAACTCTGATCCGTTGGCAGACATCGAGAACGCCCGCGAAACGGTTCGCGCAGGCTGCGGTGTACGCCCGTCGGTGCTGGTGGTAGGCGCGAGCGTGCTGTCGGCACTGAAACGCCATGAGAAGCTCATCGGCGCACTGGGTGCAAATGAACGAAAGTCCCTGCTCACGGTCGAGCAGCTGAAAAATCTGCTGGAGCTAGACGACATCATCGTCGGCGAGGCGGTATCTACACCTGCCGCCAATAAGGCTACCCAAGATATTTGGGGCAAATTCGCCAGCTTGATTGTGCGTCCGCATACGGCTTCCGGTGGCAATGACGAGAGTGAGCCGAGCTTCGGTTATACCTTCCGCCGTCGCGGTATGCCGGTAGTCGACCGCTACGAAGAGGTCGGCGGCAAGGTGGAATACGCGCGTTATACCGACATCCGCAAAGCGGCAGTGGTCGGCGGTGCATGCGGTTTCTTGTTTGAGAACGCGGTTGCTTGATAAGTAAAAGGTCGTCTGAAAGGCTTTAGACGACCTGTGGAGAGAAAATATGGCACAAACAAAACAAGTGGTCTTAGTAACCACGGTCAAAACATCAGGCAAGGTGGTCAAAAACCGCTTTGTGGATTTTGTTGGTAAACAGGCAGCCGCCGGTGTGAAAGTTCTGGGTACTGCTACTTTGGATGCAGATGCGGGCGAAATGTTGGCCGTTGATGTATTGGGTATCGCCTTAGTTGAGGCAGGCGGCACGATTGCCGTCGGCGATGAAGTAGCAGCCGATGCGCAAGGCGCGGCAGTCAAGGCGGCAGGTAATGCCAAAGTTGCCGGTACGGCGCGCTCTGCGGCGACAGCGGCGGGCGAAGTCATCCAAGTATTTTTGAAAGGCTGATCATGGCTAAAGTTTATATCGCAAACACTCCGTTGATTTTGGAAAACGAACAAGGCGACCAATTTCGTGTCGAGGTCGGCGAAGCGGTCGAATTGACGGCGGAGCAGTACGAATCGGTCGCGGCACACGTTACCCCGACACTGACAACCGGCGAAGAGCTGGATGCGCAACAAAATCACACCCCGCCGTCCGAAGATACGCCGTCAGATGATGCAGGCACTGCGGGCGAAGTTGAAAAGCCGAAACGCGGTAAAAAACCGGCAGCAGCCGAAGAGGCGGAGTAAGCCATGTATATCGGCGCGGATGATTTGACGGCTGCGATGGGCAAAATGGAGTTGGTGCAATTGACCAACGACAATGCGCGCGGGACGGAACCCGACGCTCAGGTCATTGATGCGGCAGTGCGTTATGCCTGCGATTTGGTGGACGGATACCTGCGCGGCAGATATGTGCTGCCTTTGGCGGAAACGCCGACGGTGTTGCAGCCTTTATGCATTAACATTGCCCGCCATTTTTTGCACAGCCGCCGCATCAACCGCGCCGACTTTCCGAAACCGCTGGAAACTGCCTACAACGCAACCATTAAGACGCTGGAAGCCATCCGCGACGGCAAGATTCACATCGGCATCGCCGCATTGGACAAGCCGTCGCAACCCGAGCCGGGCGCGTATCACGTCCGAGTGCGCGACAAAATGGATTTGGGAGGCTACTGATGAGCGCGACACGTCCGATTATTGATGCGGTAGTAGAACATTTGCAGGCCGCTATCCCGTGGGTCAGCGTTGAGGCTTTCCCCGAGCGTCCGTCCGAATACCAATTTATCCATCCGGTCGGAGCAATCTTGGTCGGATACGGCGGTAGCAATTTGGCGAAATCGAGCAGCTCGGTCGTATTGCACAGCAGCGCGATGTCAGGTTGGTTTTGACCGTTTTCGGCAGCAGCCTTAATGCGGATGACGGCACGCTGGCGATTTTAGATGAGACACGTCTTGCTATGGTTGGTTTTGCGCCGCCGAACTGCCGGCCCTGCCACCTTATCAGCGAGGAGTTTTTGGCCGAGGATGCTGGCGCATGGCAGTATCAGCTTGTCTTGCAGACTGAGACTCAGCAGGTTGAAGTTTGCCGTGAAGAAAAACGCCCCCTCTTCGTCGCTGCCCGCTATCGCCGAACCGACCAAGACCTCAATTCCGATTTAAAACCTAAAAAATAGGAGTATCCATCATGGCAGCAGCCTACCATCACGGCACGGAGACCATCCGCATCGACGGCGGCTCCAATCCCGTCTATACCGTTGACGGCGCAATTACCGCCATCGTCGGCACTGCGCCAGTCGGCGCGGTCAATGAGCTGACGGTATGTCAAATTAAAAAAGATTTTGCCCGATTCGGCGGCGAGCTGACCGGCAAGGGCTTTACTCTGCCGGATGCCGCACACATCTGGACGCGCTACGGCAGCGGTGTCGCTTATGTTGTCAATGTTTGCGACCCTGCCAAACATAAGACAACCGTCAGCAACGAAGTATTGGCGGTTGATCCTGACACCTTGACAGCCAAAACCGCCAAGCCTGCCCTGCAAAGCGGCTACACAGTTTCAGACGGCAACAGCCCCCTGACCGAAAACACGCACTACACCATCAACACGCTGACGGGCGAAATTGTGTTCAAAACCAAACCGTCCGCCGCGGAAATCAGCTACACCTATACCGACCCGACGAAAGTGACCGAAGCCGACATTATCGGCGCATATGTGGCAGCAACAGGAAAACGCACCGGTTTGGAACTCTTGACCGAAGGCTTCAACCGCCAAGGCGCGGATGCGAAAATCATCATCGCCCCCGAGTATGACGGCAGTGCCGGAGTTCGCGCGGCAATGGAAATCATTGCCGGCAAATTGAAAGCCATCGCCTATGCCGCGGCACCGAAAGGCACAGGCTTGGGCAAGGCTTTGGAAGGACGCGGGCCGTTGGGCAGCATCAATTTCCAAACTTCGTCCGACCGCTGTCAGCTCTTCTATCCCTACGCCATCGGGCTTTTGGGTTTGGAAAGTCTCGCTGTCCATGCCGCCGGCCTGCGTATGAAAACCGATGTGGAACAGGGCTACTGGTACAGCATCTCCAACCGCGAACTCTTGGGCGTGACCGGCGTGGAAACCGGGCTGACCGCCCGCGTGGACGATCCTCAGTCCGAAACTAACCGGCTGAATGAAAAAGGCATTACGACTGTATTCAACAGCTATGGTACGGGCTATCGTATGTGGGGCAACCGCCTCGCCTGCTTCCCAACGGTTTCGCATATTAAAAACTTTGAAGTGGCACAACGCACCGGCGACATCATCGACGAATCCATCCGTCGCGCAGAGCTGCAATATGTCGACCGTCCGATTGACGATGCCTTAATCGACAGTTTGATTGAGACGGTACGCACCTATTTGGGTACGCTGCCTTCCATCGTAGGTTTCTCGGTCGGTTTGGACTATGACTACGACCTGCCGGATGCGTTCAGTAAAGGCCAAGTGCCGATTGTGTACGACTACACGCCCAAGCTGCCTGCCGAGCGTCTGACCAATACCAGCGTGATGACCCGCAAATACCTGGCCAATCTGGTTTCTGCGTCCTAATGCCGTCTGAAAAAAGAAAGGAAACAAGATGAGCGCAATCAATGCAATCTACAATGCCAACGTCTATATCGACGGCAACAGCCTGTTGGGTAACGCATCCGAGTTCAAACTGCCCGAGTTTGAGTTTGGGCAGGACGACCATACCGGTTTGGGTATGGTCGGTACCATCAAACTGCCCAACGGCGTAGAAGCCCTGGAAGGCGAAGTTACTTGGAACAGCTTTTATCCCGAGGTGGCCAAGAAGGCATCCAACCCCTTTAAAGCTGTGCAACTGATGGTACGCGGTAACCTGCAGACCTTCAATGCGTCAGGTTTGGCGGAAGAAGTCCCCATCGTAACCACGGTAACGGCAGTGTTTTCCAAAAATGCCCTGGGCGGCTACAAGCCGAAGGAAAAGGCGGAATTTAGCTCAACCTACCAGGCAACAGAAGTCCGCCAAGTCGTCGGCGGGCGCGAAGTGCTGTACTACAACGCGTTCAAAAATATCTACCGCGTGGACGGTCAGGACGTTTTGAACCAAATGCGTAAAAACATTGGTGCTTAATCTTTAAATCGGATTAAAAGCCGTTTCAGACGACCTTTGACACAATCACCGTATCTTTACCGATACGGTGATTTTTTATTTTTGTTCAATATTTTGGAGATGGAAAAATGAATGAAGCCAAGAAGTTGCAAGGTGATTTGGGTGTGAATGCCGTTGTGAAATTGAAATATCCGGTGAGGCTGGCAACGGGGCAGATGTTGGATCAGGTAACGCTTCGCCGCTTGTGCGTAGGTGATTTGCGCGCCGTTTCCCATCTGACGAACGAAGCGGAACAGGAGCTGGCCCTGTTTGCCCGCATGACAGGCATGATTCCCGAAGACTTGGACTGCTTGGATTTGGCGGACTGGAAACAGATGCAGGAGACGTTTCGCCGCTTCACAGAAACCGAGCCGGACGGCAAATAGTCCGCCGCATTCGAGGGCGGAAACGCAGCGGCAGCTGCTGTCTGCCGCCGCCGACTTGGCTTGGTGGTTCGGTTGGAGCGTGGATGAGGTTTATACGCTGCCGCTGGACGAATTTGAAGACTGGCAGAAAGAAGCAACCCGCCAAATGAAGGCGGGTTATCGGAGGGGCGGGATTTAGAATTTCAGGGCCGTGCCGTTCGCGGTACGGCTTTGGATTTTATCTTTAATAAATATTATTGCAGCCGATAAACCGCCAACCAGTAAGCCGACAACAAGTGTCGGAATGAATCCGAAAAGCAGCCAGACCACCGTCCCTGAAAACCATGCCAGCAGCAGAACGGGCAACATGACGTCAAGGTCGGCAGGTGTATTGGCGATAACAACCCAGGCAATGCCCGACATATAAACGGCAAATAGACCTTTTGCCGCTAGGTCGCTGACGCGGTCGAACACGGTTTCATATTTGCTGTCGATATACATGGCAACCCCTTTCTTTTCTTGAACAAATTCTAAATTGCAGGCAGACATATGGCAAGCGGTTTTTCTTTAGGCATTACTATCGGCGCATCGATCGGTGGTGCCGTTGCCGGTATCAAATCAGTTAAGTCGTCTTTGGATGTTTTGGATAAAACAGTCAAAGGTCTGGCGGCACGGCAAAACCTGCTTGGCGAAACATTGCAAAATCCCCTGCGGATGAGCAGGGAACGGGTTGGTGAACTTAGACGAGAATATGACCAGCTTGGTCAGACTATCGCCAAAATTAACCGCAAACGTAGCCTCGTTGCTGATTTGCAGCAGCAGAAACAGGCTCATTATGACCGCCGACGCGCGCTTAAAGACGAATTTTGGGGAGCGGCCGGTGCTGTAGCTGGGGTGGCATTCCCGGTAAAACTGGCCGTCGAGTTTGAATCGGCAATGGCAGATGTCAAAAAGGTCGTAGATTTTGATACGCCCAAGCAGTTTAGGGAGATGGAACAGGACATCTTGCGCCTGACACGCACTATCCCTATGGCAGGTGCAGAGCTGGCAAAAATCACTGCATCAGGCGGGCAGCTTGGCGTTGCGCGTAAAGACTTGCCTAAATTCACAGAGACCATCGCCAAGATGTCTGTAGCGTTCGACATGGCTGCCGATCAGGCGGGCGACAGCATGGCGAAACTTGCCAATGTCTATCAAATACCAATCGACCAAATCGGCAAACTGGGCGATGCAGTCAATCATTTGTCCAACTCAAGCCCTGCCAAGGCGGGCGATATTATCAATACGCTCGGTCGGGTGGGCGGTGTCGCCAAACAGTTCGGGTTAACTGAGATTCAGACGGCATCATTGTCCAATGCGTTTATCAGCTTGGGCAAAACGCCTGAAATCGCCGGTACGGCAATCAACGGGATGCTGACCAAACTGATGACTGCAGACAAACAGGGGGCGAAATTCCAGAAAACACTCAAAAACATGGGTTTGGAATCCAAGTCGCTTAAGAAGGCAATTTCCGAAAACGGAGAACAGGCATTGATGGATTTTCTGAAGCAGGTTGGAAAACTGCCGAAAGAAAACCAAATGGGCGCACTGGTCGATTTGTTCGGTTTGGAATATGCCGATGATGTCGCGGTATTGGTTGGCGGGTTGGAGACCTATAAGAAATCAATCGACGAACTCAAAAAAACCTCAAAAGACGGTAAACCTGCGTTTGTCGGAAGTATGGATAAAGAGTTTGCCGCCAGGTCTGCCACGACAGCAAACAACTGGCAAACCTTTAAAAACAGTTTGACGGAAATCGGTATCACAGCGGGCAGCGTATTGTTGCCTGCTCTCAATCAGCTGATGACGACCATCCACCCGATCATAAACAGTTTTGCAGATTGGGCATCCAAAAATCCAGAAATTGTATCCGCATTCGTGCATCTTGCGGCAGGGTTTGCGGCGTTGAAGGCCAGTGGGCTAATGTTCCGTTTTGCCGGGAATGAGTTGTCCGGGTTGGTGGTGTCGTTCAGGCTTGCAAAAGCTTTGCTCGGTGTTGACTGGCTTGCCACCGTTATCAGGTTTAAATCAGGCATTGGTGCGCTGGCCCGTGTTTTCGGTGTAGCAAAAACGGCGGCAACACTGTTGGGCAGCGGTTTGATGAGTCTGGGTAGGTTTTTATTCATGTCACCTATCGGCATTGCATTGACCCTGCTGGGTGTCGCCGCTTATATGCTTTATAAAAACTGGGATGGTGTAGTCGGTGGTGCAAAAGCATTGTGGCAAGACCTGGGCAGTTTTATCGGCGGTATCGCCGATGCGGTAACCGGCTTTTTCAGTGAGGGCTGGGAACGAATCAAGGCGTTTTTCGGCAGCGGTATCGGCAATGTCTCTGCACAGATACTCAGTTGGTCGCCACTTAATCTGTTTTATCAGTCGTTTGCCTCTGTTATGTCTTGGTTCGGCGTGCAGTTGCCGTCCAGCTTCACGCAGTTTGGTGCAAACATCATCCAAGGGCTGTGGAACGGGTTGCAGTCCAAATTCGAGTCGGTCAAGGCATGGTTTGCCGAAAAGGCGGCATCGCTCAAACAAACATTTGCCGGCGTGATGGGCATTCACTCGCCCAGCCGCGTGTTCCGCCGCTTTGGCGGATGGATGATGGATGGCCTGCAAATCGGTTTGGACGGGAGTGCGGCTCGTCCGATTGCCTCTATAGCCAATACGGCAGGCCGTCTGAAAAGCGGTTTTACCGACCATATGGGCGCGCTGGCGGCACGGTTGTCTGCGGGTGGCGAGGCATTTGCGTCTGCACGCAATACTCAGGTGGCGGGCGGAATGACCATCAATTACAACCCGACCATCAACGCGCCGGGCGGTAATCCTCAGCAGATTGAGGCTGCGCTGCAGATGGGCTTGCGTGAATTCGAAGCAATGTTCCGCCGCATGATGGACGACAAAGCACGGAGGGCTTATTGATGTATGCGATGTTGGGTGATGTGCGATTTGAGCTTTTAAACAGCTTCACATCGCTTGAGGCGGAACATTCGGCGAACTTTGCCAAGCATGAGGTCTTAAAAGGCCGTCCGCGCCTGCAGGCCTTGCAAAACGAACTGACGACGTTGCGTTTCTCTCTCAAGTTGCATTGGCGGCTGGGTAATCCCGACACGGCTTATAAGGGTCTGCTGTCGGCTTTGGAGGCGCAGCAGGCAGTGTCTTTGGTTTACGGTAGCGGCCGTTTTGTCGGATGGTTTGTGCTTGAGCGGCTGACGGAGCGCACGTTGATTCAGGACGCGCAAGGTCGGACGGCGGCGCGGGAATTGGATGTGGAGCTGACCCAGTTTGTCGGCGACCCGAATAATCCCCTGCCTACGCCCGCAGTCAAGTCGGGCAGGCAAAATCCGCTCCTGTCCTTATTACCGGAGAGCGTTCGGGCTCAGGCATCGGATGTAGTGAGGGCGGTCGAAAAAGGTATCAAGGTCTACCGCGCTGCGGAATCGGGCATAGCCGATATGCAGAACCTGATACGCGCGGCTAAAGATTTTAAAAACGACCCGTCAGGGACATTAAACCTGTTGGGGGACGCACTCAATGTCGGTGGCAGCACTTTAGGAAGGCTCAATACCTTGCCGGAAGTAACGGCGGTTTTCGGCGACCTGAAAGGCGCGGCAGAATTTGCGGCACAGGCCGGACAAGCCGCCAACCGGCTGGGCGGAGCCGTCGGCGCATTGCGGGCAGGTTATGAGGGCGGTTCGGTAGGAAGTTGGTTGGATGCGGTGGAAAACGGCGTAGCCGAAGCATCGGATGCGCTGGCAAACGGCTCTGCCGCCGCCCAGGCTTTGACCGGCTATCTTGCGGCAAGAAAGGATAAATGATGAGTGCGGTCATACGCTACACCACCCAAGACGGCGACCGATGGGATTTGATTGCGCACAAGCATTACGGCAATGCGCTGTTGATTGACGGTCTGATTGCGGTCAATCCGCACTTGCCTTTGGCGGAGGAGTTTACGGGCGGCCTCACGGTATTTGTCCCCGTTTTGGAAACCAAACCGAAAAATAACCAAGAGGAGCTGCCGCCGTGGATGCGTTAAGTGCGTTTTTGAAGCTGAAGGGCTTGGACAGCGGCAATACCCATCCGGTTACCATGCCTGATTTCGTCCTGTCTTACGAAGACAAAGATATAACGGCAGATATTGCGCCTTATCTGATTTCGTTCAGCTATACCGATTATCTTGAGGGGCAGTCGGACGAATTGCAGGTCGATTTTGAGGATACGGACGGCCGCTGGCTGAGTAATTGGTATCCCGAACAGGGCGATGCTTTGTCTTTGAGCCTGGGTGACCAATTTACCGGGCTGGTTTCTCTCGGCAAATTTGAGATTGCCGAAATCGAATACAACCGGCCGCCGTCGACGGTCAGCCTGAAGGCTTTATCGACGGGCATTACCAAGTCGAACCGCACCCTGCGCGGCAAGGCGTATGAAAACACGACTCTGGCCGTCATTGTCCGTCAGATTGCAGGCCGTCTGAAATTGGAAATCACAGGGACGGTTAAAGATATCCCCATCAAACGCGTTACCCAGTATCAGGAGCGCGATGTCGAGTTTTTGGCGCGGCTGGCGAAGGAATACGGACACAGCTTTAAAATCGTCGGCAAGAAACTGGTGTTTACCGACAACGACGCGCTCAAACAGCGTCCTGCCGTTGCCGTCCTGAAGCCCGAGGACATCATCCGTGTCCGCCTGCGCGATTTGATTAAGGGCGTGCCGTCCAAAGTAGATGTCAAAGGCTACGACCCGAAAAACAAGAAAACGGTTTCGGCAAGCCGAAAAAGCAAGCCCAAGCGAGGCAAAGCCAAACACGGCAGCACGGGCGATACATTGCGTATCGTGCCGAATAAGGGTGAGAGTACCGCCCAATTAAATGCCAGGGCAGATGCCAAATTGGCAGATGCGCAGGACGACCAATGCGCGGGTACGGTTACACTGGTCGGCAATGCGCTGTTGGCGGCAGGTCAAATGGTACGATTGAAAGGATTCGGCAAGTTTTCGGGTAAATATCTGGTCAAGCAGTCGCGGCATGACTTTTCGCGCAGCAGCGGCTATACAACGGAAATCGAAATCAAGATGACGGAATATGTTTCTGAAGAGGAGCAAGGCAGTGCAAACCCATGATTTTACGGCAACGATGCAATTTGGTACGGTATCGGCAGTCGATGCGGCGTCCCACAGTTTGCGGGTAAAAATCCCCGTACTCGACGACATGGAAACCGATTGGCTGCCGATGGCGACGCCGGCGGCGGGCGGCAACCGTTTTTACAGTCTCCCCGATGTTGGCGAACTGGTTGTCTGCCTGCTGGATGCGCGGGGTGAGGCCGGCTGCGTTATCGGCGCAATTTACAATGCCACCGACAAGCCGCCGGTATCCGACCAAAACAAATGGGTCAAACGGTTTACTAACGGCACGGTCATCTCGCACGACCGGGGCAGCGGCGAAGTCGTTGTGGAAACGCCGGGCAAGGTCGAAATCAAAGCGGCACAGAAAGTGGACATCCAATCGCCGGAAACAGAAATTACGGGCAATGCGACGGTAAACGGGCTGTTGACCTATACCGCAGGTTTGGCGGCAGGCAATGCCGGCGGCGGTGCGGCGGCAAATATTACGGGCAACGTCATCATCAACGGCAGGCTTATCCTCAACGGCATCGACATGGGCGCGCATATCCATGACGGCGATTCCGGAGGGCAAACCGGCGAACCGAAAAATCATTAAACCGCATTAAAAGGCGTTTCAGACGGCCTTCTCTACAATCCCTGTATCTATCAGCGATACAGGGATTTTTTGATGTTCTACGCCGCACCTATCTCGAAACACTGGCAGCTCGCGCCCGAAGGCTCGGGCGTGGTTCAGGGCGAGGACGACATAGATCAGTGTATCCGCAATATTTTATCGACCCGCAAAGGTGCGGACGTTACCCGTCCTGATTTCGGCTCCAACCATTACAAATGGCTGGACACGCCGGAAGACGTGTTTGTCCCCAATATCGTGCGCGAAACCGTGCTGGCCATACAGACGTGGGAGAAGCGGGCAGTGGTTGAGGACATTATTTTCGACGGTGCCGCACCGCATCTGACTATGACGGTTTATTGGCGCATCGCCGATAAGGCGGCAGGCGAGGTTTATACGACAGACATCAGATTGGAGCAGGCGGCATGGATTTGAGCAAAATTAAGCGTGAAGAGCTTAAAGCAGTTTCAGACGACCTTACCGAGATTTTGGCACAGACCATTGCCGACTATGAGGCAAAAAGCGGCAAAACCCTGCAACCCGCCCACATCGAGCGTCTGATTATCAATACCTATGCTTACCGCGAAATGTTGACCCGTAAAGCCTTGAACGAAGCCTACCGCCAGCAGCACCCGCGTTTTGCAACGGGGTTGATGTTGGATTTGTGCGGCGATGATGTGAACACGCCGCGCCTTGAGGCATCCGCCTCCCGCTGCACCATCCGCTTTACCCTTGCGGCTTCCCACGGCGAACCCGTCGTCATCCCGCAAAGTACGCAGATTGCCGCAGGTGCGACCGTGTTTCAGACGGCATCGGAAGGCACGCTCTCACCAGCCGGCCGAACTTTGGATTTAGAGGCTGTCTGCACACAGACAGGTGTGTCCGGCAATGGTTTTGCCGCAGGACAAATAAATACCTTGGTCAGTCCTATTGACGGCGTATCTGCCGCCAATATCGAAGTATCGGCAGGCGGTGCGGACAGGGAGTCGGACGATGCTTATCGGCAACGCATCCTGCTCGCCCCGGAAAGTTTCAGCGTGGCGGGACCTGTCGGCGCATACGAATACTTTGCACGACGTGTCAATCCTGTCATTTGCGACGTTCATGTCGGCAACCTGAAAACGGCAGGCGGCGAGCCGGTCGGCGGCCGGGTACGGGTAACGGTACTGACTAAAAACGGGCTGCCGTCTCCCGAACTCATCGGTGAAGTGCAGCGGGCATTATCTGACGAACGTATCCGCCCGCTTTGCGACACGGTAAGCGTTGCCGCCCCTTCTGTTATCGATTACACGCTGGATGCGGAACTCACACTGTTCACGGGTACCAATCCTGCCGAAGTATCGGCGGCAGTAAAACTGGCTTGGACGAATTATGAAACATCCCGCCGCGGAAAACTGGGCGCGGACATCGTGCCGCTGGACATTCAGACGGCATTGAAGGTGGCCGGCGTATACAACGTCGTTTTAAAGTCGCCCGCGCTGACCGTCGTCCAACCCGACCAATGGGCAAGATGCACTTCCGTCAATATCCGCATCTCGCCTGAAACGGCGGAGGGTTAGCAATGGCAAAACTCTCCTACGCATCCGTTATCGAACATGACCGACGTTACAAAATGTTGGCGGATTTAGGCTTGAGGATGAATGAGGCCGATGCGGTCAGACTACTGCCGAGGCTGGTAGATTTAGTTGCTCCGGAACACTTGGCGCTGCTGGCGGATGGCCGCAGCATTTTGGGCGCGGACGGCTACTGGTTGGCTGAAAGCGACCAGACGCGCCGCAAGCTGATTAAGGGCGCGTATCGGCTGCACCGTATGAAAGGCACGCCGTGGGCGATACGCGAAATCGTGCGGCGGCTCGGCTTCGGAGAAGTCGAAATCACCGAAGGCTTGGGCAATAAGGAACACAACGGCGAAATCAGACGGGACGGAACCTACGCGCACGGACAGTCCGACCACTGGGCGCATTACCGCATCACCCTGAACGGTGCGCTAACCAACGATCAGGCGGCTTTGCTGCGGCATACCCTGCAAGCCTTCGCGCCAGCACGATGCGTATTGGCGGCATTGGATTACCGCCACGCCGCCGTCCGGCATAACGGACGGGCATCGAGAGACGGAACATTTAACCGAGGAACTGCATAATGGCAAATTTGAACGAAACAGCACAATGGGAAACAGGCATTTATCAATTAGAAACCTCCGACCCCGTTATGGGAGGTCCGGACGGTATAGACAACCGTCAGGCAAAACAATTGGCTAACCGCACCCTCTGGCTCAAAAAACAAACCGAAGACCTTCAGACGGCAACGGCAGGCAAAGCCGCATCATCCACCGACGTCACCGCAGGTAACGGACTAACAGGCGGCGGCAACCTGACCGCTTCCCGCACCATCTCATTAGGGCAGCCGGGTCGGATTACCGCCCAAAGCCAAAATGCCGTACAAAGCAGCGGCCACACCCACGCCATCGACACCGCCACTACATCACGCGCCGGCATCGTGCAGCTTGAGAGCAGCACCGGCAGCCAGGCGGAAGACCGCGCCGCTACGCCCAAAGCCGTCAAAGCCGCCTACGACAAAGCCATCGAAGCCATCAACGCCGCGCAGGGCATCAATATTCCGTCGGTAGGAACCGCCTCCACATCACGCGCAGGCATCGTCATGCTTGACAACAGCACCGGCAGCCAGGCGGAAGACCGCGCTGCCACACCAAAAGCTGTAAAAGCCGCCTACGACAAAGCCGTCGATGCCGCCAACGCCGTCCATGCTTTCAGTATTCCGACCGCCTCCACATCACGCGCCGGCATCGTGCAACTGGCAGACCGAATCAGCAATGCCGCCGCCGACGCAGGCAAAACCCCCACCACCGCCGCCGTCAACCGCGCCATTGACGAGCTGGGCGAGAACGTATTGGGCAGAATCTCACAAGCCAACAACCGTATCGACACCGCCGTCACCCTCACCGGCGACCAGACCATCACCGGCGCGAAAATCTTCCAAGCGGACATCAAAGCCAGTGCCAGCACCACCCACGCCGCCGCCGACCGCTTCATCAGGCTGGGCGCAGACACAACCGGCGCATATGCCGTGAACTCAAAAAGCGGAAAGATTTTATATTTGAGGCATGACGGCAACCTCACCTACGACGGCCACAACGTCCTGCTCGCACGGGAAATCAGCAGTGCCGTCAACTTAAACGATAGCAACAAGGTCGCATCGGCGGCCGCCGTGAAAACCGCCTACGATGCAGCTGCCGCCGCATCCGCTGCCGTGCAGAATATGGCATTAACCGGCAACGCCGTCGAGAACGGCTGGCTCAAGCTGCCCAACGGCATTTTAATGCAATGGGGCAAGGCGACAATCGAGGGCGTTCACCGCCAAAAAGAAATCTTTTTCCCCGTCGCTTTCAGGGAAATTTATTCAATCGCAAGTTCTGCCTATTTCCCCAATGCCGCTTACTGGGACAACATGGCAGGCAGCGTTGTGATTCGCTCCTACACCAAGAATAAATTCGCCGCGCAGGTCGGTTCCGTTTATGCGAACGCGTCCGGCGCAGACACCTGCATTTTATGGTTTGCCGTAGGCAAAGCCGCCTGACCGCCGACCAACCGACAGAAAGAACAAACATGACGATTTATTTTAAAGACCAAGCCTTTTACGACTGCGACACCCCCGAACAAGCACCCGAGGGCGCGCGTCCCGTAAGCCCCGAACAACACGCCGAGCTGCTCGCCGCCCTGAATTCCGGCTGCATCGTATCCGACGATCTGACCGTTTCCCCGCCACGCCCGTCCGAACACCACAAATGGGACGGCGGCAGCTGGGTGCTGACACCTGCCGCCAAAAAGAAAATGCTGCAAGAAGCGAAGTCTGGAAAACTGGCGGAAATAAACCGCGCGGCGCAATCCTATATCGACCGTGCGGCGGGCTTGGATAAAGTGCCAGAATTTGAGGTGGCGACTTGGGCAACACAGGCCTTTGAGGCGAAGGCATGGCATGCCGACCCGAATGCTGCAACGCCGACGCTTGACGCCATTGCCGCTTCTCGAGGCGTGCCGCCCGATGCTCTAAGGCAAAAAGCTTATGAAAAAACGCTTAAATTCGAGCGGTTGACCGCTTATGTGGCAGGCTTGAGGCAGGCGGCGGAAGACAAAATCAACGCCGCGGCAAATCTTGATGAATTGGCTGATATATCGCTTGTCATCGACCTGAAAGCTGAGGCTGAATGATGGCGGAGGTTTATCTGGCACTTTACAAAGGAAAGGCGGACGGAATACGTGCGAGGTTTGAGGATTGGCTGATACGTACTATAACTCGCAGTCAGTACAGTCACTGCGAAATCGCCGTGCGGCTCCCTACATACTGCGTCTCTTCTTATGCCTGTTATTCCGCCAGTGGGCGCGACGGTGGTGTACGTATGAAAGTGATGCCGCTGCCGTCTGACAAGTGGGATTTAATTCCGCTGCCGCCATCCGCGCACAGTTCGGTCGTCTGCCTATATGCTCAGACACGCGGTTGCCGTTACGACTGGATGGGAGCAGTTGGGACGGTATTCCGTCTGACTCAGAGCAAAAACCGTTGGTTCTGTAGCGAGTTTTGTGCGACGGTAATGGGAATAACCGAAGGTTGGCGGTTCTCGCCCGGGGATTTGGCGGCAATGTTCCGAAGGGAGGCTGTATGACACCCTCTCAATTTTGTCAGACCCAAATCGACGAATGGATGAGGGTCAGCAGATACGCATCGGAAACCGGCGATATTGCCCTGTTTGAGCGGGCGGAAAAAGAAATTGCCAATTATCAAATGATACAGAAACGCTATGCAACTGATGGGAATAACATCAATAAAGGAGGATAAAAATATTAAAGTGGGACGGCGACGTAGCTGTGCGGGAACACCGCTACGTCAGCCAAGCAGAGAACCCTGCATTGACTTCTAGGCCGCCTTAGTCTCTAGAGACCGAGGCATTCTATCCGTGATATGGGAGTGAGTGCAAATGCAAATCTACCGCGAAATGCGCTGCAAATACTGCGGCAAACTGCTTGCCAAAGGCAGCGGATACGTGCAAATCAAATGTGCACGCTGTAAAAACATCAATTCATTCAATAACTAAAAAATCAGCAGAGTGCCGTTGAGCATCATATTAAATCTGTTTCGAGCGTCCAGAATGCCGTAAACTAGGAGTATATATATGATGCAAAAAACACAACAAACTCTACCGATTATCCCTTGGATGGGCGGCAAACGTCGATTGGCAAAACACCTGTTGCCCATGTTTCCCGAGCATTCGTGTTATGTTGAGCTGTTTTCCGGCGGCGCGGCGTTGTTCTTTATGCGCCCAACGCCTGCTAAAGTAGAGGTACTCAACGACATCAACGGACAGCTCATCAACCTATACCGCGTGGTACAACACCACTTTGACGAGTTCGTCCGCCAATTCGATTGGACGTTGACCAGTCGCGAGGTATTTGCCCGTCTGCAAAGCACCCCGCCTGACTGTATGACCGATATACAACGTGCCGCTCGGTTCTTCTACCTTCAACACAACGCCTTCGGCGGCAAGACCGTCCATCAACATTTTGGTACGGCAACCACATCAAAAGCGTGGGATGCGTCGCAGATTAGGGCAAAATTGACAGCATCTCAAGCCCGTTTGAGAGGAGTATTTATCGAGAACGAACCGTGGGAGCGCTGTTTCAAGCGATATGACCGAGAGCATACCTTCTTCTACGCAGACCCGCCGTACTGGCAAACCGCAGGGTACGACCACGCATTCGATTGGCCGCAGTATGAGCTGCTGGCCAAAGCGATGGTGGAGAGCAAGGGAAAATTCATGCTATCTATCAATGACCATCCTGATATAAGGGAGTTGTTCAAAGACTTCCGCATCACACAGCTTGAACTTGCCTATACGGTTGGCAGAGACAAAACCGGTAAAACAAACGGTGAGCTGGTCATATGTAATTGGTAA